TATAGTACAATTTTGATCAAGAATGACATTCCTTTTAGATGGCGTGGGCGTTATAACGAAGATGTAGATTTTTCACTACGAATCTTAAAAGCTGGTTATGCAACAGTTCAATTTAACGCGTTTTTATCAAGAAAAGCTAGAACACAAACTGTCAAGGGTGGTAATCAAGCAGAGTTTTATGGGAAAGAAGGCACTTACAACAAGTCAAAAATGCTATACGAAATGCACCCTGATGTAGTAGAAATGGTATGGAAATTTGGCAGATGTCACCACTATGTAAATTACAAACCATTCAAAAATAACAAAATGATACGAAAAAAGAATCTTAAATTAAAAAACAAGTCCAATGAATATGGCATGAAGATCAAAAATTAGTTCTATTGTGGCAGTAAAAGTGCCAATCTGTGAGTAAAATATGCCACTAAATGACAGCGAAATACTTGTTATGCAAACCATGATTATGAGATTTAACGAAGATGAGTCATTGGCATGGATTAATAGCCATTTACCAAAAAAAGCTAAAAAGATGAGCATTAGAGTATTTTATAGAATTAAAGGCAAGTTAAAATCAACCACAGATAAACGTAAATTCGACTTACAAAAACAAGGATTATGGGAACAGCATTTGGAAAGAATAGATCAATTAGAAACTATAATGAAATTTTCATGGCAAAATTACCATCGTGCAGCAACACCAGTTGTAAGACAAAGAATTTTAGATTCAATATCAGCAATTCAGCCATTACTGTCGGCATATTATTCAGCAAGTCAAGAGGTGATAGAACACGACGTTAAAGAGAACGTACAAGATTCAGGACTTATATCCAAGCTTCCAAACTAAAGAATTATCTAGTGTACCAGATACATCGGAAGATTTAGCAAAACTCAAATTTTATTGTGGTAAATTAAACGCCACAAAAGATTGCTGTTTTAGTCATTTGGTTGGTATGCCTCAACACCCAGCAACACTTGAACCAATGAAATTTATGCCACACCAAGATGATTTAATCAAGCAAAGTCTTAGTAAAAGACAGTTAAAATTTCATGTGAATAAATCAAGACAAATTGGCTTAACAGAGATTGTTTTACGCATAGTTCAATATCATGCCTTTCATAAATACAAGGGTGGAAAAATACTCATAATTGCTGGTACAAGAGAAAAAACTACTGCAACAGTCATGCTTAGACTAAAATCATTATTTCACAATATTCGTGAAACAGTAGCAGATGATCGTAATCATCTAAATATTTACTTAAAAAATGGTACTGAAATTGAAGGCAAGCCATCTAATAGTGAAGCAATTCGTGGTGAAACTAAGATCAAAGCAGTTGTGGTTGACGAAGCAGCACATTTTAAGCTGGTTGATGATAGCGTAGTATTAGATGCAATAGAGCCTATCTTACACACAAATAAATCCGACATATTTTTGGTATCAACACCTAGAGGACAGAGAGGATTTTTCTATGAAATTGATAAAAGTGAGAATGACTATAAAAAATTACATTATGATTACACAAACGCAATAGTTTGGATTTACACACAAGAAGAAATGGAAGAAGAACTAAAGCGTACAGATATAGATGTTGATCAAGAGTATAGATGTCAATTTACTTCGGCAAGATCCTCAATATTTGGTGTTATAGGTGACGAAAGTTTAGAAGATTATGAGGTTGAAGAATACTAATGGAAGTAAGCGATTTACCAACACTATTTCAGATATCGGTAGCACAAGAAACTAATGCACAATCCATAGAATCACTTCACACATTATTTAACAAACAACAAGAACAGGTTGAGTTTTTACTATCACAATTATCAATACACAGGCAATTAATAGAACAACAACAATTTGTAATAGATGAATTGGTTCTCAAAATTAGTGAGCAAACGAAATGAGAATTGCAGGCATTGATAGTGGTAAGCGTAGAGATAGTTTTGCTTTTTGTGGCATAGAAGTCAAGAATGACAATATCTACATAACAGGCGTAAAGACTTGGCTTGGTAGAAATTACATGGAAGTGGAAAAATTGATATCAGATATACATGACAGAACGCCTTTTAATTTTTACTGTGTTGAAATTAATAATACAGGCGAACAAGTTTTTGAAGAATTGAAATACAGATATAAAATACCTAATGTTATTCCTACATTTACAAGTGCTAATGTAAAAGATCAATCTAAAATTAATAGTGGAAAAGTCATGCCTAAAAATCAAATGACCATGTGGTTAGCACGAATGTTTCAAAATAATAGAATAAAATTTCCCAAAAAATCAAACAAACACGTTGATGAATTAAAAAGACAAATCTCAATATTTAGTGAGGTTATTACAGAATCAGGTTCAGTAAGTTATAGAGCAGAAGGTCAAGAACACGATGATACAGTAATGGCATTAATGCTTGCTTGTTTCATTGGTAGGCATTATATCAAAAATAATGAAGGATTTAGCCAAGGATTACAAATTACAAGCAGAAAATTTGATCAAGGTCAAGAAGATATCTATGGCACAGGTGTACCAAGTTATGCTGAATCACTACATAGAGAGGTATTCACACCATGAGCATAAATTTAGAATTGACTTTAAAGGATTACAAAACTATCCTTAATTGGTACGAATTAGCGTTTGCAAAATCACAAGCACAAAAAACATCTGATGATGTGACTTTTAAAAAAATATCAGTCATGTGTTTGGCTAAATTAGATGAATTAAAAGACGATGAAGAATAAAGATAGTGGATTAAGACGATACGAAAGATATTGTCGAGAATTAAATGAATTGGAAAAAAAGCGTAGTAGAAAACTTAAACAAATATTAGAGTTGAGAGATAAGTTAGGAATTAAGCCTGATGGCGAGTAAAAATTATGAGATTGGTAGGCGTTTTGAATATCGTGTACAAAACTGGTTAAGAAAAGAAGGATATTATGTCCAAAGATCATACGCAAGTAAAGGCTTGGTTGATTTAATTGCAGTACCACCATTTATCAAACTAGGTTGGTCGAATATTCCTTTAGGAATACAAGCAAAGAAAAATGGATATGTTCACCCATCTGAAATGAAAACATTATTGGAATGTAAAAGTAAATGGCAGATGATGATTGTTATAGCATGGTCAGATAAAAAAAGAAAGTTGAGATTTAGAACAGTTGATGGTATAGAAATTCCATTAGAATCATTAAAAGCCAAGTAGTTCTCTTTATAGTCATTATGAGTAAAAAAACAATGCCAGCTAAAGCAAAAAAGACCAATAATACTTCTAATAAATTTATAGTAAATTCTGAAAAACCATTTCCCACAACAACGAGTAATTCAAAATATGCAAGTGCATCTAAAAGAATGTCAACAAGTGATCATTTGTATATGTATTCTAATCCAGCTTATACTGATCAAGAATTAGAACAATTTGAAGATGTTTGGGGCAGTTCAGTTTGCGGTGCAACAATAGATAAATTGATAGAATATACTTTTGGTGGTGGTATTACGCCTGTATTTGAATTAAAAGACGAAACAGGCATGGACGATGATCAAAAGAAAACAGAATTAAAAAAATATGAATCAGAACTAAAAGAGTTAAAAGATTTTGATCGAAAAATGAGTTTTGAAAGTAAATTAAAAGATGCAGCCACAATGGCAATAGTATTTGGCAGATGTGTAATGGCTTATGAAGGCAGGGGTTTACCAAAAGCAATTAAAATAATACACCCAAGAGATTTAGGTAGAATTTTTATTGATCAAAAAGACTGGTCATTGGAAAAAGTAATCACAACTTTTCCATCAGATGAATTATTACCAGATGAGATGATTTATCTCGTTAATCGTCCTGATTCACCAAGACGTAGGACTATGTGGTATGGATATTCAGAAGTACAAAGAATAGTTGGTGCAGCAAGGGCTTGGCGTAGAATTGTAGAGTACGATATGCCTGAAATTGCTACAAGTATGTGGGCAGGCTATGGAATGTTCTTGATTAAAAAAATGGGAAGATCAAAGGCAGATGCAGAAAACGATATGAATACATTGTTATCTTCACTAAAAGCTGGTGCGTTTAATGCTGTAAGTGTAGATGCAAACGACGAAGTAGATTTCCAAAAATTAGACCTAGAACCAAAAGTTAGAGAGATGGTTGATTTGGCTTCATTTTATGAGAGAATTATTATTGGAAACTTTGCAGTACCATCTGCTTTGCTCGGAAGAGAAGAAGATCAAAATCGTGCAACACTAATTGGTAAGATTCAATTTTTCCTTAGTGGTGTAGTAAAAGCAAGACGAGAATGGATTAGTGAATTGGTGTCAAAACAATGGTACGAAAGAAACATGATTAAGATGGGCATGGTTGACTTATTAGAAAAGGTTGAAGTTAAAGCAGAGTTTGAAAATATAGTTGTAGAATCATGGTTTGATTTGGTCGATTCTGTATTAAGAATTAAAGGAATATTTCCTGATATGCCTGACGATCAGTTATTGGAATTACTTAATCTTGAGGAATACAAATCAGAATTAGCACAAGCACCAACAAGAACAACTAATGTGCCACAAGGAAACGTTCCATTAAATTCCCCACAAGATGTTTTTACAAAATCACTCAATAAATCAATTAATAATACTGATTCAATATCAGCAAAAACAATAGACGATAGTATTATCAAAACAGCTTTAGATGCAAAAAAGCTGGAAGTTTTAGATAACCTAGATAAAATGATTAAAGATGAAGCAAAGTCAGCTAAAACTAATAAAAAAAGCAGTTAGTGTTTTTACTCTTTTAGATGAAGAAAAACCACCTAAAGTAGTATTTACAACTCAAAGAGATAACCGAGTTGATGATAAAATTTGTATAGAACTAGCTGGCATAGCCTTTGATATTGACGATCCTTTACGACCTGTAATTCCAATCGATACACACCCAAATTGTAGATGTTATTATGTTGATCAAAGTACAGGGGAAATTGTCACAGATATATCTAGTAGTAGGATTAAAGAACGTGGTATGCCATCTAAGAAGCTTAATGATATTCAAAGAGTTGAAGAATTAACATTACATAAAAAGAATCTAACAAAGAAAAAAATAGATTTGATCATAAAAACTATGGAAAACAATGAAGCATGGCAAAGTAAATCAGCTAAAGCCGAAAAAATAATAAAGTGGTTAAAACAGATATGAACGATAAATTAGCCCATTTTATTGTAGGATTTATGCTAAGTATTTTGGGATTTATTCACTTTCCTCTTATTTTATCAGGATTTTTCTTTGCTATTGGGAAGGAATTATTTGATATGTTGGGAAATGGTACACCAGAAACGAAAGATGCTATTGCTACTGCTTGTGGTGCTGCAATAGCTAGTGGAATAGTTCTGTTATCTCTTGATTTGGGATTTTTATTATGGCATTAATTGAGTTTGAAAACGAAGATAAGTATTTTGTAAAGTTTTTTCTATTAGATGCTACATTAAATCTCAATAATTGGGGCGTGACACAAAAGAGTTTAGAGGCTAATTTAGAATCATTTATCGGCAAACCATTTGTTTTAACACCAGAATTTAATCACCCATCTGCTACTGATGGTGATAACTTATTAGTAGAGCAAGAAAAATTTAGAGTAGGTGATATAATTAAAGTTGGAATTGAACCACGTACAGGCAAGGCTTATGGTGTTGCCGAAATTACTAATGAGAATGCTAAAGATATACTAAAAAATGGTGAAGTTAGTTTTGTATCACCAAGCATAGTATTCAACAACAATGATGAGTTGGATATACATGGAAATGCTATCATAGAATCATGGGAAGGTGCTCATGTAGCAGCAGTAAAAGAACCAGCATACACAGTCAATAAAGCCCAAATTAAAGGTAAATGTGCTGGAAGTGAAGGCAGTTGTATGACAAGTTTAAGCAAGGTTGAAGCCAGTTTAAAAAATTATGAAAAGGCTACTTGTAATTGTAAAGAAGCTGGACACCCTGAAGATAATTTACCTAATGTGAAAAGTAAAGGTAAAGATCCAAATGATAAACCAAAAAACAAAAAGAAAGAAAAAAAATCAATTCCGAAACAAACGTTCAGAGATGTAGTCGATTATATAGATAATTTTGCAGTTAAAAATGACGAAATACCAACCGTTGATCAGATATCATCTGAATTAAATGTACCAGAAGAACAAGCAGAAGTAATAAGAAAAGCATACGAAAGTGAGAATTTCGATGAAATAGAAAAAC